CCTGCGGTAATACCGAGCAAAAACTCGGTCGCCTGAGGAATTGAGCGAACGAAATACTGAGTTCCTGCGGTGTAGCCTGTGAGCGCCGTGAAGCCTGTCAATACAACAGGCTGAGAGAGTGAAAGACCATGGTTTGTTGCCGCAATAAATACGCCATCCGTTACGGTCGATACGATATCGACGTTGTAGGTTGGCACGGTCAAGCGGAAGCTGCCTAAGTAGGGATCTCGTGAAAATGAGATCCGTTGCACTTCGTTGTTAACTGTTGAACCGGTGATGGTCGTTGCAATGCTAACCGTAAGCGCCGTGCCTAGATCAGTCCATGTCGGCTGGTAAACTGCTGGAGCGAGCCGGAGCTGCAACTCTTGTATTTCTGCGGTCGTGGCGTCTCCTGCGAGTCGCTCATCAACAAGTGCCGATGTGGTCGGAATCAGTCTTGCAAAATCGCCTGTGATCGCGGAGCGGGTGCCGGCTGAATTGAAGGAAATTACAAAGTTGGTTGCCATCGTTCCTTCTACGGATACCGAGCCTGCGCTCGTAATGGCTGAAAGCGAGTTGAGAGCGGACGAGATCGCTCCGGCCGTTGCGCTGAACCCTATTGCCCCGCTCGTTTCGCCCCCGAAGGAGAGCGTGAACGTTCCGCTTGCAGGAACGCCCGTCCTTGTTCCAACGCCGAATTTGACTGTTGTGCCAGTCATATCGACTACCGTAAATGGTATTTCAATATTCCCAGTTGCCTCCAAGAAATATAGATTTATTTCGCCGTTGTCGCCTTTTACGAAGCGAGGCGGAGCCGCTGGAGAAAAGTTCGTCAGGCTCGTAGCAAGCCTGCGGTTGGTCATGTCAATGTAAAGGTCGCGTGCCATTTAGTTGGTAGGTTTGTCAACAGCTTCCCATTTGCCGAGGGGGCATCGCTCGGTCGCCATTCTTAGTTTTGCCCATGTTGAGCACCCGCACTTGCGACAACGGCCCGTGGTGTTGAGTGCCTGCGCGTCCCACTCGGGGCAGGCTTTGCAGATGCCTTGTCGAGTGGCGAGTGCTTCGGGCGGGGTGGTCGCGAAGCCTGCGCGAGCGAAGCGGTGCGCGGCGTGTAGCGCGCTGGGAATTTGGCTGGTGAGAGGAGGGGTTGTCAAAGAAATGGCGCGCAGAATTTCGTTTTCTGGCCTAGGAGTGGTTCCCAATAGTGGAGCGAGAAAATCTTTAACGAGCGATCCAGAGGCGTCGATCTCTGGTTGGTTGACGCGAAGGATTTGGAAATTTTGTGGGTGCGCTTGCATGTGCAAGAGTGCTTCAGCTCTTGCGCGGCGAATGTTTTCGGCGATTTGTTCTGATTCTGGCTGGGAAGTCGCCCCCTTTGCCAAGTTCATTTCCCGGAGCGACATCGCAGAAAGCAAAGGATCGCGTTCAAGCCAGACAATGAGATACTGCCTATCGAGTGGCAGATTTTTGAGATTGTGAGGCAGAGGTAGTTTGATAGCTCGACCATCAAGTGCGTTGAGAATATGGTCTATGGATTCGCCACGTGTCGCTTTTGCCATGAGAATCGGAGTCTCAAAGTAGCCGAGCGGGTTGTGTTCGTCGCCGTTCCGACCTTGGCTAAAGATTGGAATGCCGATGGAATCAATGAGACGCATCATTGCGGATGTGCCTGAGCGCGGAAATCCAGATACGACTGCAATCATGGGCAAGGAGATGATGGGATGATTGTTAAATAGGTAGTGTCTGCCTCCATTAAAGCTCGATAGAATGCAGTTCCGCACGGGGGAGATATATAATTTTTCGTGAAGACACCGAAATCGTCCGGATCGCTTCCGCTACACCAAAAGCAACCTTCATAATATAGATTACCCAATCCAGATGCGCTTAAAGTGTATTCTTTGGCAGAATTTGGGTTGGCCGGAATATTCGCTGTATAAAAAATAACAAAATTGATAGCCGCAATACCTGATAAAGTTGTAGGAACCGTATAAGTTCCAGGCATTGGCGGTGGAAAATTGTAAACGCAATTCCTAATATATGGGTTTATGTTGCTAAATATCTCGCCTGCCGAAAGCTGCCCAAAAATGGCTTCGTTGCCTTCTGCATCAAAAAATGAATATTCATAATCCTGCACAAATGTTGTTTGGTACGGTGCAGCTATATTAGTTGTGCCTCCATACCTAATCGCGTTAAATTGCGCCTCGGTGATGGAACACCCCCCGCAACACGCGCAATTCACAGCGCGAGTTGTGCCGTCGGTTTTTATTTTGATAGCGTTGGAAGCGGTGCGGCCTAGAGTCATCTTAGCATTCTTCGGTTGAGAGCCAACTTAGCGATCCGCTTATTGCGCCCAAGACGTAGGTTCCCGATTCTGGCACGGCTGGGATTTTAAGTTTTCGTTTTGTGAACCCTTCTTGGCCAGAAGTTTCTTCGACGAGTGTGGGATCTATTTCTAGCGTTGCGTAAATGAAATTTTTATCAAGGTCAGCCGCTTTTATCTGATATGGGTATCCACCGGATGATGACTTGCCCGCTGATTTAATAAGCTGGCTGAATATGTTTGGAACATTATTTACCATAATTAAGCGGCAGGGCCGAAAGCGCTATCTTGCACAAAATTGCCAGTTGCGGAAACGGAAATAATAACCTCTAAAAATTCACCATAACTTGTGCTTTCGTAATTTTCTGTTTGGCGGCTTAAATTGTATGTTTTAATAATAAACGATTGATTGCCAGTCTCCGTTCTTGTTGTTCCTACGGGCAACTTAGTTCCATCTAGTTCATAAATACATAACTCTGGAGTATCTGGGGCGGTTATAAACTCACCTTTCCTCGCTGCGAAACGATATACGGCTACATCAAAAAACTTCTGTGACTCGCTGGACGAGCTCCCGAATCCTCCGGCAAAAGTCGAATATGTGAAAGTGGAAACATAAGTTCCAAGGCGTTTATTTAAATCCACAACTCCATCTGTATTTAACCTGCCGTAAGCGGTCACGGTGCAACTGATGAACCCATTCCCCATGTCTTTATATTCTGGTGCGGGAAATATGAACGCTCCATCAATACATGGTTCCGAATCCTCGTCAGAGAGCCTGTCGCCTTCGCGGAAGCTGAAGAAATCCACCTTATCTTTTCTTTGAATGTAGTCCTGCTGGATCATGCACAAGCCACTTCGGAATGTTTTGACCATTCGATTTGGCTGTTTAACCCACCCCTCTGCTCCTTTATAAATGTAGCTCATATTATACTAATGCTGCCGTCGGTAGTTTAGGTTCAATTTTTTCAACAGCGGTCTTGATCGCTTCGACGGCGGTCTTGATCGCATCGAGCAATCCGCTAACGCCCGACTTCGCTGCAACGTCAAGCTCGATGCCGGATTTAACGTCGTTACGCAGATCCGCTACCGTTTTCGTTGCATCCAGTTTTGTCGGGACACTTGAGAATGCAGCATCTGTTGCGGTTTTTGCCGTTTGATAATCGACTAGGAGTTTTGCATTTAATGGATTGCCTCCCATAAATTTAATAATATCTTTGATTGATTGTTGACCACTTGCGGTATCGATTGGGTTATTAGTTAAATTGGTCTTGACTTGATTCATGTACTTCACGACAGCATCAATTTGCTGCTGCCCGGTTTGTCCAAGTTTATCTACTCCAAGTTTTTTAGCAAGATCTGGGAAACTCTTTTGTGCGAGATCAGTTCCTAGCAACTTATCCATTGCCTTTAATTCGTCTTTTGCTGCTTTTGCTGAATTGTTTGCATCTTCCAAAGCCTTAATCTTATTCATTTTGGATAATGTATCAGCAAATCCAGTTGCGGAAGCCAAGTTTTTTGATAAATCCGCTGCGGCTTTTGCTGAATCAAAGAATAATGGGTTACCATTTGCATCCAAATATTTTATGTTTCTTGAATTATTCGCGACGATAGCCATGTTGTCTGCAAATAACCTTGCCGCTTTTGGATCCATTCCAGCATCCAAGGCTTTTTTAAGATCATCTGCGTGTTTCTTGGAATCCTGCAAAGCCTGGACGCGAGCAGAATCCCCTGCGGCTTGAGCGGTGGCTAAGTTGAGTTGATATGTTAGCTCGTCTTGCTTTAGTTGGTTTTGCTTTGCTTGGTCTGCTATTTTTTTAGCATTAGCGCCGGCTACGTCAGCTTGCCCTTTTTTATACTCCGCAAAATACTTTCGAGCTTCTTGCTCTGCCGCTGATTGAGCCTTTGCTTCTTCATCTATCTCAGTAACCGTGGCTTGAGTTGTCGCTTTGATTCCTTGCTGCAAGCGATCAATTTCAACTTGGTGCTTTTCAATGTCTGTAAATAAAGGCGGGACTCCAGCCATATTTGCCTTGAAATCATCTGGAATTTTACCCATCGAATCAGCGGCCTTTTGGGCAGCAAGTTGAGCGGCAACTGGTATTCGCTGTAAAGCAAGTTCAGCGGCTAAAGCCCCAGCGGCAGCACTATCTTTAAGCCCAGCGGCAATTCTGCTAAATGCTGGCCCTAGATTTGTAAAAGTATCTGCAAGCGATCCAGCCACTACACTTTTGATATATCCGCTAACATAATCAAAAGCAGATGTAATCGCCAATATAAGCGGACTACCAGAAGCAAATTGATCTATTGCAAAATCGCTTATGGTTTGGAAGGTAGCAATTAGCGTTGCATAAATACTATTCCCTGTGTCTTTAAATTGCATTTGTATTGCCTGCCCAACAATTTTAAAAGCTATCCCCATTTGTCCTGCATCAATGGCTTGAACAGCGGCTTGAAATCCTTTCATTCCTGCACCGGCCCCTGTAAAAAAACTGGCTAAATCTTGACCTAGTTTTGTCGCATCAATCCGCGTCATTGCTGTCGTTAGTGCATCAAGTGCAGGCTTAACTTTATCAAGAATCCCAGCGGCAAAATCAACAAACTTTCCGCTAATGATGGTCAAGTTGTCGCTGATTTTATCGAATTGCGCGGCCCCTGCCTTCATAACATCTGGCAACGATCCAAGTTGAGATTTTGCAGTTGCAATCTCACCACCCATATTTGCAAATACTTGGTTCAATGCACCGCCAGATTTTCCGAAAATATCCATCGAGACGGCTGCACGTTCGGCTGGATCTGGGATACTGGCGACAGCTTTACCTATGGCTTGCAGCTGTTGATCAGGGGAAAGGTTTTGTAGGCTTGAAAGCGGAATGCCTAATTTCGTGAATGCGTCAGCGGCAGCAGTGCTTCCATCACCAGCGTCAACGATTGCTTTTTGCATTTTGTTGATAATTGGGCCAAGTGAATCGGCCCCGACTCCTGTATTTTGGAAGGCTCGCTCCAAAATCAAAAGTTTATCAACGGCAACACCTGTTCTATCCGAAAGATCAGCAAGTCTGCCACCCATATTCAAAGCATCTCCGAAACTCTGCACGGTCTTCTGTGCTGCGGCAAATGCGGCGTCAATAGCTGCCGTTCCGAGTTTAACCGCCGCGCCCGCAATGCCTGCACCTAAGGCTATTTCGCCAAATCCTGTTTTGCTTTTTTTCCCAGCTTCTTCGGAATTATCCCCAGTTTTCTTGATGTCAGAATTAAGTTCTTCAACCTTTGGCGATGTCGCGGTGGACGAGTCTCCGATGGCCTTGATGTTCTTTTCCATCGTCGTAACCTGTCCGATGCGCTTCATCGTGCTTTCGAGTTCGGTCATGGAAAGTTCGCCGCTGGCGACCTTACCCTTCAAGTTGGTAAGTTCGTCTTGAACGGCCTTGAGTGTTTTCTCAAGCCCTGTGTCGGTTGCTCCAAATTCAACTGTTACGTCTGCCATATTTTAAATCTATGCAAGGGTTTTTTGTCTCTTTTTTAGAATGGTGTTCATTTGGGTTTTCATTTTTGTAACAATGACGGCCTTGGCAAATTCCTCTTCACTTTTTGTGATAACATTTCTTGCCCAAGGAATATCATTCGTCATCTCAACCCTTGGGTTTTTTAAATCTGATGTCATGTCTTTGACTTTTCCAGATCCGCTTCGCATCGCCTTTTTTACCCAAGGCGGGAAGTTCGCAAGTAGCCCCCCCTTGTTCACTTTTTTAAGTTGTGTCGCGCAATCGGCCCATCCGCCTTTGCTGATGCCGACTCGCTTTTGCACTTCTTCAATATATGTTGCATGATCCGAGTCGGACGCGATAAATAGCTTTGATCCTCGCGACTTCGTGCGGCCTGTCGTTTTGTTCCGAGCCTGGTTGTGGACGGATTTCATTTTGCTCCCGCTAATAACTTCCATCCCTGTCCACTTGTTTAAAAAGCCAATATTGCGAAGGATCGTTTCAACGATATCAAATTTACCGCTTTTTATCAAAGCCTTGAGTCGCGCCTTGATCCTTTGTGATCCGACTCTGTCAGCGTATTCGTCAAGTTGCTCTGTGTTTTTAATAATCTTGCCGATGTCATTTTTTACGCGAATAGTTCCAGACTCTTGCTTATCTCCGAACGGCTGCGTTCTTCTAGCCAACTCCACGCAAAGAAGGCGAGCGTTGAGCATGACGGCGTCAGGAATGGTGACTTCGCGGATCGTAGCGTAGTCCTTCATGATCTGTTCAAACTTCACACTCTCGAACTTGAATTTTGCCATACTTTGCTAGGGTGTCTTCAATAGTGGCGAGAGCGTCAACATCTACGCTGGCGTTGTTGCGCGACCAAGGACGGTGGATGCCGTTCGTGTAATCGTCAGCCTGGAGTAACTGCAACCCTGCCGCGAACGGAAGCTCTTCAAGAATGTGAGAGAAGCCCCAGCCGGTCAGCTTAACGAGTCGAAAAACGTAAGCTGCGAGCCAGTTGGGGCTATTTAGTTTGGGCTTCCTGATCCTGACTTAGATTCTGTCGCCGATGCGTTGTAAAGCTCAAAAGCGGAGTTCATTGCGTCCGACATAGAGCCGACTTCAAGATGATGCGCCATGTTCTTTTCGATCCACGAATCCACGGCGTTAACGAACGTATCGCGGTCATTAACGACAGAACGAATCGCGCTTGTCGGTTCGGAGTGAAGAAACGCAAAGGCTGCCGCTTTCCAAACGAGATCCATATTGCCGCTGAAAATCTCGTTGCGTTGCATCCAGCTAATTGTAAGCGCCGTGATCGGTCGCAGGATGCGCCCGTTTACTTTCTTCGGCCCGTCTTCCATCGCTTGGATGCGAAGGATTTCGTCGTCTTTTACTAGGTCTGTATTTTGTGTCTTTTTCATTATTTTAAAAATCTTGTCATCTCTTGCTTGGTCTTGTCCGAAGCGTTCTCCGAAATGGCAATGCGCTTGCCGTTGTGCTCGATCTCGATCAAGCGCGGAGTATTGCGGATGATGTCCACCAATACGTCGCGGTTCGCCAATGCTGCGCGGATGTAGCAGAGCGGGTTCTCTGGGTCTTTGGCTTCGAGTTCGTCGCCTTCCTTGGTCATCTGGCGGTATATCTGCGAAGCGTCTTGGCCCTTGTCGTTTTCGCCTTCAAACCAAAACTCCGTTGACTCCTTGCCGTCGGTGCGAACCAGTCGAGTGACCGGTGGCTTATTCATCTTGAAATTTAGCGTGGCTAGGGCCACCGCAGCTTTTAGGTTAATTGTGTGGAAAAATTTCTTATTGCATTCCATATATTTAAAAAAAGGCGGCTCCCTTTAGCCGGGGAGCCAACGGCATGAGCCAGGTTGTTAGACGATCTCAGGGTATTGAGTCGCGCTGACGGTGATCGTTTTGAACGTGCCAGCGCCTGTCTTTTCGGAAACGGAATCGACGATAACTGCACCGCCGGAAACGCCGTAAGATGTCGTGTCGTTTGCGAGTGTGAGCACGTTGGCGAGTTCGTAGGCGACGCCGCCGTTTACGACGCCGTCAAGGCTGATCGTTGCGGACTTGTTGAAATAAGCTACGGCAACGGTATCGCCGAGGGCGTCCATTACGGTTGCTTTGTCCGACTGAACGGAGCGGGAGAATGAATTGAGAAGGAGGCCTGTCTCTTGGAGAAGGCCGAATTCGACGCCGGAGGCGACAGAGCTAGTGATGACGGTTGCTGGCATGATATTTCGTGGAAATTGTCAACTTGCGAAAAGCGCGGCGTGCACCGTGATCGTGACGGAGCGTTCAAAATGCCGCTCGTTTGAAGATAGCGATACCGACCCGTCACGAAGGATGCCGAAGACGAAAGCGTATTGCGGACGGACTGCGTTCAACTTTGTCTTGAGGCCGGTGATATCGTGCGAGACGCAGAGCACTTGTGACCACAAGTTTTCCATTGCCATCTGATCCATGTCGTCGGCCTGCACGATCAAAGCGATATCGACGCTGAACTGGAAAATTGCGGAGTCGATAATGCTCTCGCGCTGCCTTTTGCATTTAACGAAGCACGCTGGCAGCGTCATCGTGCCGAAGTTCTCCGCTGCCGTCACCACAAGGGCGCTCTGCATCTCTTGCTGCAATGCAAGGACGAAAGTATCTGTCAGCGCCTTTTCAAGAGTCAGCGTGTAAGTCGAGTCCGTTATCATTCTCTTGGGCGGTAACGTCAACAAGCCCAAGCCGCGCGATCTCTGCTTCGCATTCGCCTTTTGTTCCTACGAATAGCACGCTTTGCGTCGAGATAGCTTTCTCTGTTTCGTCGAAAAAGATGATCGTGCTCCCATCGTAAACGAGCTTCCATGCGGTTGACTCGTCGAATGCCCAGCCCTGTTCGTTCGGTGGAATTATCATGCTATTGTGAGAGTTGAGTTTGCCGAGTTGTATGTGCCGGTTCGCCCTGGAGCACCTACCAAAGTGACCGAGGCATAGGTGTTGGTCGTTGATCCGGCGAAGAAACGAAACGTCATTCCTGCGGTTGGAGGGACGTTGAAAGAAACCGAAAGGCCGGTAGTAAATGATGCCGTTGCTGTTGATGCTCCAGTTGTTTTATAGGCTCGGATCGTTCCAGCAGTTATGGTTGTGCCGCCTGTATAAGTAAGCGTTCCCTTCAAATCAAGAACCCCGTTTCCAGTTTTGTTAATGCCCCCGATTCCTGAAATATTGCCTGTAACCGTTATGGTGTTTGCACCAATGGTGCGATACTGAAGGGAGGTACTGTTAATTAGGAAATCATTGGGGAGAGTTACATTGCCGCCTGTATCAATTCGTCCTGTTAAATTCGACACCGTAAACAGCCCCGTTCCGAAAGCGTTGCTTGAGTTATATACTATATAATTAGATGCCCCTGTGCCAAAATACGATGTGCCTCCAGAATAGGTGTTGTTACCGCCTATGGTTAAAATGTTAACCCCCCTTTTTTCCAACGATCCCGATCCGCTTATTACGCCATTAAGTGTTGATGCCAGTGAAACTGTGAGAGTCCCTTGGTTGATTTGCGTAGGCCCAGTATAGTTACATACGCCCGAAAGCGTCAGTCCACCTACTCCATTTTTTACCAGACCGATTGTGCCAGAAATGGCGGCGGAAATTGTGGTTGCAGAATAGCACATGAACTGATGAAAAGTTGTTGATGCGCTAACGATAGCCCGTGCCACACTTGCGCTGACCATTGCTGTACTGGAGTCTGTTAAAATCATCCGACAATAATATAAAGAGTATTTGCTGCTGGCGAAGTGATGGCAGAATACCCAGCGGACGTGATCTGCATCATATTCGTTAGTTGTGTTGCGCCCGTGATGCCGGTCGTTACCGATCCGACCTTTTCGCTAAGATCCGCTGAGAGTCCGCTGATTGTTCCGACGGTCAAAGTTGAGTTCGTCCAAAGCGTGACCGCCGAGTTCCAAAGGATCGTTTGGTTGTTTTGCACCGAAGTAACCAAGACGTCGTGTAATTCTTCAAGCTCAAATCCGTTTTGCGGCTTTACGTAAATTTGTCCGTTGCCAGCATTCGCACGTTCTACAACTCCGATAAAAACAATGTGGTCGGGTTGCGTTGGCTTAACTCTCGTGAATGCGCCTGGGGTCGTGTCGAGATAAATTGAGTCGCCAGCTACATAAGGTGATCCGAGAGAAAGACCATCAAGAACGCCTTGCGTAACGATGAATCCAACTTGGTTTGAAGCGATGCTCTCGGCAACGATTCCCATCGTTTTAGATGACGTTGGATCGCCAACATTTGATGCCCTTTTTACGCTTGCGCGGTTGCCTGTTGCGCCGAATAAGTAAACTACCTCTCCCTTATTTAGAGTTGTCGCCTCGGCATTGCGAACGTAGGCAACAAGCATCGATCCCATTTGCAACTGCACGTTGCCGCCTGCCAGACCGACTTGCGGAGTGCCTTCGGTCGTGTTCCAAAACATCTTTCCGATAGCGGCCGTTTCGGTCGCTGCCGTGTTGAAATTAAGGGAGTCCGCAGGAACGTCTGGAAGCATCTCGATCGTGCGCGACTGCGATAAGTCTCCGCCGCCTGTCAGCCCTGTGCCTGCCGTGATCGCCGTTATCTTGAGTGCCTTTGCGTCAAGCGCACTTTGCAAGTCGGCCTGGTTTGAAAGCGTGCCAGTTATTGCTCCCCAAGATACAACTGAAAGTGGCGTGACTGCGCTCCACTCCGAGCCAGTCCAACCTAAAGATTGACCAGTAATCGGCGCTGCCGTCGCAACTGAAAACCCCTGCAATCTCACAACGCTTGGAGATGGATACGTCCCACCAAGATCGCCCGACGCTGCGCCTGTGGGAGTGCGCGAATCGCTTAGGCGTGGATCTGTTGTAATTACAGCTGTCCCTGAAATTGCGCTTGGTGAAATGCCGGACGATGGAGCCTTTGCATCGAGAACCGTTTGAAGATCGAGTTGGTTGGAAAGCGTGCCAGCGATGCCACCCCAAATTGCAGAACCACCGCCGCCACCGCCCGTGATCCACTCGGTGTCGTAGTCGGAGTTGGTTTTCTTCGCGAGCACCTGCCCCGTGAAGCCCCCCGTAATGACCCCCGGCCCTACCGGCCCCGCTGGGCCTTGGCTTCCGGTCGGCCCCGCTGCGCCCGTTACCAACTCGGTGCGGAGTATTGGCTGATAGTCTACTTCTGGGACTTCGCGTCCCTCGTCTTCTGGGAAAAAGATGCTCATTTGTTAATGTCCTCAAGCGTGAAATCTACCGATACGGCGTCTTGGGAAAGCTCGGCGGACGTAACGCGAAAGCGCCGACCACCGATGACGAGAACATCACCGAGAGAAATGGTCTGAACGAACGAGTCGTATATCGCCGTTATGGTCATGGACGCCGAGTCCATGAATCCGCCGTCCGCTAGGCTGTTGTCGCGCTTGTATGTTGTGCGGTTCGCAAGAAAATTGCGCTCTCCGAACGTGACCGCAAGCGGCAACTCGTTCATGATCGCGCTTAGGTCGTTTGTAAATATATCGAGCAGTCCCACAAAGTGGGCTTCACGTCAAAACTTGCGCTCGATACGTCGCTGGTTCGGGTGCTTGAAATCGTGCTTGGGGCTGTCCGAAATGTGAACCCAGCTTTTGCGGAGCGCGGATGCAAGAATGCTTGTCGAAGTATTGATCGTAACCACCTCTTGCGCGTCTCGAATATACGCGCACATATATTCTATGCTTTCAAACTCTGCCATCCCGTGAGCGGCCTTCCCAGCGCAAAGAACGGGCCTGCCGTTGGCGACTTGGTGCGCGACTTGAATGACTTCGGCAGGATGAATTTTTTTGTCTTGTGAATATCCAGTTGGAAAACAAAGAACCCAAGACTTGAGTTCGGGCGGTGTAACTATTGCGGGAGAGTTGAGCACTATTTGTCGGTCTATGTCTTTTCCTTCTGGAAATAGTCCGTAAACGTAATCACTCCAGCCCAGCTCGCTCGCACAAAAATCTTCGTGCAAGTCGGGCCAAATTTGAAGGTTGATGATGCGGTGAAATCCGCTGTGATCGTTCTGCGGATAGAGCGGTTTGCAATAATCCACCATCTCGAAAAGACCATGGTATTCTGGCAGGCACTCAAACATGACATTATGTCCTTGATCTGCGAAGTGCTTCGCGATCGGCAAGCAACGCGCGATGTCTCCGAGTCGCAAGTGGTAAACGATTAAAATATTCAAAACGTATAGTATTGCTCCCGCGTTTTTCCTGCCACCCATCCGTGGAATCCGAAGGAGCGATCCGGCCCTGCGGTATTTTCCTCAACGTAATGCTCCCACGAGAATGCTGCCGCTACGCTAACCGGAGCGTATTTGATGCCGTTATCTCGGAAGCCTTGCTCCATTGTGCGACAAAGGAAAACATCTCCCGCTTCGCCCTTCCAAAGCGCCTCGGCCTTTGCTGCCATCTGCAAGAATTTCTGACTCTGGAGTGTGAAGCCGGTATTGCCGACACGATGCCCGACGTTCCAAAACGCAGGCCAAGGCGCTCCTACCATATCGTATTCAAGCCATGAATCCTGCCATAGATGCGGGTTTGCAATGAAGCCGTCGTGCGTGCAAATGAGCGCGTGGGAAGTGTCGAAATAGTCGGCAAATCGCCCCAGTTCCCAATGCATCGCTTGTTGATATGTGCAGTCCTCCGCGATGTAAACGGCGTCACCGAACCCACCCAAGCCGCAAAGGTGGTTAAATAGTTTCCCGCTTTGTTCGTGCCTTGATTTTAGGCCTTCAAATACGATCAACGTGACGTCTTTATTCATTTCGCGTGGAGTTCTTCAAAAATTGCTTTCGCTCTTTCATATTCTGCCGGATCGTTTCCACGCTGATATGTCGCATCGAGCGGACGATCTTCAAAAAACGGGTGGTGGTGTACGATAGCAATGTCACGAGCATCAACAATCGCCCCATTTTTCGCGGCACGAAAGGTGAAATCGGTGTCGCTGTATACGTTTCGGAATCTTGCGTTGAATAGTCCATGTTGCTCATAATATTTGCGTGTAAGAATTGCCATGCAAAGCAATTCGTCTTTTCTATATCCGTCCGATATCCGAAGCACCTGCGGTTTTGAAATATCGAGACGATTCTCAATCATCTCGTCCCAGCCCGGCGGGCATTCCCAGTCGTCCGAAAGTTGTATAATAATATCCCCCGACGCCTTGGCCGCTCCTAAGTTCCAAGCTCCGACGGAATACCCTTGGTCTTTTTGCGTCACAGATCGGAATCGTTTTAGAACGTCAGCCGTAGTATCGTCGTGATCGACTGCAAAGATATGTTCCACGCGCTCTGGATGCGTTGCGCGGGAAAGCCACAGCGTCATACATTGAACGGCCTCCACCGGCCTTCCTCGCGTTGCATGGACTAGCGAAATCTTAGGCTTGTCCGACCCTGCCAGCGTTTCACGCTCGATCTCTTCCGCGTCTTCGTTGCGTCCGAGAAGTCGGAGCACCCATGCGTAGAGTTGATCTCCCTTCCATCCATACCACTCTTTCCGATGCGTCCATTGCGGAAACTTAGGCGTCGGCACTTCGAGCATTTCTTCTACCACTTTCAGCGCTTCTTGGTATTTTTTATCATCAAGCAAAATGCTGGCTTCTAGCCCGTAGGCTTCGCGGCGCTTTGGTTCAAGCTCTCTAGCCTTGCGTGCAAGGTTGAGCGATGTTGCACCTGATGTCAGGTTTGCACAGTTTAACAATACTTCGTAGCGATTAACGCCGTCCAGATCGCTCAATGCCAATGCCTCGGAGCCGTATTTCGCAGCGAGTTCTTTGTTTCCTGCGATGAAGTTCTCGTAGTGCAAATAGAATTTAAAATGCGAAGTCATCCTGTCTTGGTGCATTAGAATGCGGCGGTTGCGCTCGCTGCTGTTGCGATGCCCTAGCGGCGGCTTGTGAGTGATCTCCAAGTCGCGGCGCATATAGACCTGCACGTCCTTTGTAGGCTGCGCGTTTTCATGAACTGGACGATGCCACCATGCCGTGTGGTAGCGGAAGAATCGCTCGCGTGGTGCGCGTTTGCCTTGTTCTGGAATAACGTAGTCGGTGAGAATCCAGTCTTGCTCTGGTGGGCATTCTTCAAGCGCGGCGAGCGTAGGAGCGACCATTGCCGGTTCAATGATGTCGTCGCAGTCAGCCCACATAACCCAGCCTTCCTTACCGGCGAGTTCGTAAGCCTTGGCAAATGCCTTGTTCCTAGCTTCGCCGAAGTTGTCGAGGTGTTCCCAGTCGGCCACTAGCGGAGAATTGAGATATTCGTCAACGTGACATCCAAGTTCTTTTGCTATTTCTAGCGTGCGGTCTGGCTTGAGTGCTCCGATTGCGCGGACGACAACAATCTCGTCGCATATCTGTTGGAGTGACTTAACGCATCGCTCAATGCGCGGCTCTTCGTTGCCGCAAATTAAGCCTGCGACCAGCTTCGTTTTTTTGTTCATGTTTACTCTTGATGTATATGTCAACAAAAACAAAAAAGCCACCCCTTTCGAGGTGGCTTTTCCGATGCTACTTGCGGGGAATCTTAGAATCCAGTCGTGATGCGGATGATGCTCGATCCGTCGATGACTTTCTCGGCGCTGTTCTGACGAACGCGGAGAACGTCGGCGCGGCGGGCTTCGTCACGATAGGTTTCGGAGACGAAAGGCACGGGACTATCAGCAGCCCATACAATCGTGCGGCCGAATCCACCGCCGGAGAAGTCTCCACCAACCGTGTTGGCGAGGGCCATGTAGGTGTTGCTCCAGATGAACCCGCCCGAATACACTTGGCCTTTTTTGGCTGTGTTTTTCGGGGCGCGACCAACGAGAACGCGGTCGACTCCGACAGCGGCGGCCACTTCGCCTTCGCTCAAGAGACGGCTTTGATCCGAAGGAACGATGCCGAAGAATTGGTTTTGAACCTTGGCCGAGCGGCGAATGCGCTCGAACACAGGCATGGACATGATCAATGTATTCGCGAGCACGCCGTATTTGGCGAGTTCGAGCTTGGCTGCGGCAACGTCGCCGGGGACGTCGAAGCTGGTGATGTTCGCTTCGGTGTAGGCTGCGCTGGCGCTGATCGCTGTCAGGCCGTTGGCGGCGAATGCTGCGGAAGCAACACGGGCCTCGTGGCTGACTTGGATCTGGCGGAGCAACATCGCGGCGATGTTAACTTCGGTGTCGAAGAATCTGTCGAGATCGCGGCGGTTGGAGTCAGGAAGAACCTCTTCGAGACCGTATTCGATAGCGTCGAACGAGTCGCTTGTGAACCGGCGGCTTGTGCGGGGATATCCAGCACCGGCGGCGATCTTGAGTGCGTCGTCGTTGAGGGCTTCGGAGTCGCCGAGGTTCAATTTCAGATATGCGCCGGAGCGAACGTCTGAGCTGAACACGGGCATGACTTCTGTGCCGATGAACAAATTGTTTTTGTTGCTGAGACCTTCGAAGACAGCCTGGGCGATGTCTGCGCGAATGGTTGTGTATGAGAGTGCCATAGTGGGTAGTTAAATTATTGGTTGAACTTAGGGACGTATTCGACGATGTCACCGGCTACGCCGCTGTTGATCGCGATGCCGAGAGTCGCTGCGCTGGCTGCGAGGCTTCCGACGATGGTTCCGTTCGTCACAGCGAAGACCGAGCTGCCTGCGGTAACGATACCGGCGGCGGCTACGATGCCGAACTGCGATGGGAAAAACATTTTGACGGCGCCTTGATCAGCGGCTGCGGTGTCGTCTTGGACAACTCCGATTGCTGCGGCTCCGGTTGATGCGGCTTGCGCCGCGTTGTCGCCTGACACGCTCACGAGAGTGTTGGCGCTGATAGCGGAAGCGAAGTTAAAACTCCGGATTCCTAGGTCGTTTTGTGTTGCCATAAATTAGGTGGATTAAAAGTTGAGTTGGTTGTTGTCGCGGGCTTCGATGTAGGCTTCGCGGTGGTTGCGCATTGCGAAACGGATCGCTTCGGTGCGGCTGCCGAGTTCCTCGGTTTTCTGGGTGATGATCGCTTTCAAGTCGAATTTCTCTTCGGCTTTCTCTTCAGCTACTACCGAAGCCTTTACTGGAGCGGCTCCGAAGTTCGAGATGATCGTGTCGAGCTTGGCTTCGAGCTTGGAAATTGCGCTGAGTTCAGCGGCCATCTCTTCCTTCATAGGCTCTGCGGCTGGATCTTCGGCTGGCATTTCCATTTTGTTCTTGTAGTCGCCGAAGGCGGTTTCAAGAGCGGCGAGACGAGAAACGATGTCGGCGATGCTGACCTCGTCCTCCTTTGGTTCGATTTCAATTGTTGCGTCTTCCATTTGTTTGAAAAATTTGTCAACTTGCTTGGCGGTAAAACTGAAAAGCCCGGTCGCATTTGCGGCTGGAGTTTGCACGAGATCGGCGCTGTAAAGCTCGGTGCAGCTCGCGAAGTCCATCCCATTCACTTCACGGATCGGCCCGCTAAATGCGATACTGATCCCGAACGTGTCGGGAAGTTTGCTTGAAATCTCCAAGACGTAATCGCGCATTGGCGATGTTTGGAGAAGGTTGAGATCGCCCAAGAGTTGCGATCCGACGATGCGGAAATTGTTTACGAAACCGACGATGTCTTTAATGCCTGCGCCGTGGTCTAGGTTGACCTTGACGCCGCCCTTGTATGACTCCGCGCATTCTTTGACTTCCATCAAAGTCTGCTCGTCAACGTATAGGCCGTGGCCTTTCGCTTCGCCGATTGAAATTATTGATACGCCTTCGATGACATCCATTCGAAGGCGCGGATGTCAAATGCTGTCCATCAATTCCATCGCTGCTTGTGCCATCAAATAAACTTCAAGTTCGTTCTCTTCTTCGCATCCGACGACGTCGAATGTGGACGATATAGACACTCCTGCGCGGCCCGTGCCGGCATGGTTTCGGTTGCCTTTTGCTGTTGTGCTTGCGCTGATCGAAAGCGAAGCGTCAGAAGTGCGAGAATTGAACGCGCTGCCTGTTACATTTATCCGCGTTCCTGCGCTTATATCGACGCTCCCGACTGAATATCGGAGTCTGTTGCCGATAGCGTAGAGCGTTACCCTTCGCTCGTCACGCCTTCCCCCACCCCCAGGAAGATCGGTCGGAGCGATAGGAACTGGCGGGACTACCGAAACGAATAACAAGCCCTGCACGCCGATTGAAATCGGCGTCGGGCTTGGCATTAAGCCCTGCGTTGCGATGAGCAGGGAAGCTAGCATACGCTTAGACTCGCGTGACTATCGTGCTCGTAGTTCCGTCTCCGGTGATCGCCTGTGTGATAGCTCCCGCCGAGCGTAGCGTTGGCGTTACCGTTAGCGCGTTTGCGATATCGAGTCCGTGGATCGCGTGGATCTCTGTTACTTGCACAAGCTCCGGCGCGAGTTCCGTTCTGACGGCGCTTGCATTCCCTGCCGCTGTTGGTATCGCGGCGAGTTGAGTGTCGAGGTTTGCGGTGGCGAGGCCTATTGCGGCGCGGACGTCAGCTGCGGTTAGCGTTGCTGTTCCTGTGGTCGCATCCACGGGAACGCCAAGTGCAACTGATCCCGCCGCTGGAATGTATGCAACGCCCGTAAGTGCTCCGCTTGCATACACGGTTCCAAAGCGAACGTCTGTGATGGCGGCTTGTCCGAAACTGTTGTCGGCGGTGAAAAAATCGCTGTATGTTGTTGATCCGTTTTTGCCTTGCCGGAATTTTGCTGTGGTCGGAGTTGGGTCGATGAGATATTTGGACGCATATATGGCAGATATTCCGTTTGCGCTACCGATGAGCGATCCGCTAATTTTGACGTTGGCTGCGGTGTTGTCTGAGGATAAGCCACTCGCGGAGTTGGTCGCGGTGATGTCGCCTGTCGATACGATTGTTCCTGTGCTGGCGTTGTTTAGGCCGTAGGCGGTGGTGCCGCTTCCGCCCGTTAGTGTGCTGGAAGTAACGGTGACCGTTCCTGTGCTGGTATTGCTGAGACCGTAGGCGTTTGTGCCGCTTCCGCCCGTTAGCGTGCTAGATGTGATTGTGATCGTTCCTGTGCTGGTATTGCTGAGACCGTAGGCGCTGGAGTTGCTCCCGCCCGTTATCGTACTAGATGTGACGGTGATTGTTCCTGTGCTGGCGTTGTTTAGGCCGAAGGAAGCGGTGCCAATCCCTCCCGTTAGCGTGCTAGATGTGATTGTGATCGTTCCTGTGCTGGCGTTGTTTAGGCCGTAGGTGGAGGAGCCTCCACTCCCGCCGGTTACCGCGCTCGATGTTATGGTGACTGCGCCTGTGCTGGCGTTGTTTAGGCCGTAGGCGAAGGAGTTATTTCCACCCGTCAATGTGCTGGCATTTGTAACACCTATAGTTCCTGCCGCCGACGTAGACTCGATGGCGTGCGCTCCGTTTGCGGCGGTTGTTCCCGGCACTCTTCCGCCGATTGCGACAATGCCATCGAGCGTTAATGTTCCGCTTGATGAAAATGCAATAGCGCGAGTCGACAAGTTAACTGCCGAGCCTGTTGCACGGCAACCAGCAAGTGTCGAGCTTGCGGCTGCGGAAACGGTCAAGCAATTCGCGGAGCCTGCTTGGATGTATGCACCCGTGATATTCCAGTTTGCCGCTAGTGTGAATCCGCCGCCCGTTGCAATAGTCAGCGGCGTGTTGACGTAGTTCAACAAAGCTCCCATGCGGCGAGCCGTGCCGGTGGTTGCTGTGCCTGCGTTGACGGCTTGGAAAATCTGACCGACTGCTGAGGTGATCGCGACCGGAGTTCCTGCATTTGTTCCTGGAGCAATGCAGTTTGCCGTCAATGCAAAGTTGGTCGTTCCAAGCGAAACGACCATGTAGATTTGTCCCGGAATAAACGAGCCAGATGTGTCCACGGTTGAGCCGGTCAAGTCGATGGATTGATCAAGTGCTACTGTGAAGCTATTCGCGTAGACGGTATCGTTGAGCGTTGGCACTACGCCGCCGCTCCATGTTCCAACTGCGCTCCAGTTTCCAGATGCTTGAGCTTTGATGACGGCCATATTTTAAAGCCCTTCCGCGTAAATGAATTTTTGGATTGCGGCGGATACTTCATCGACCGCGACGACTGCTGGTTGCGAAGCGGAGGCAAGCGAACCGAAAAGAACCGTGCGATTGTTTTCTTGCGACTGCTCGACTTGGTCGCCTTCAAAGCGTGTCGGCGTGAGCGTCAATACAACGCTCGCGTCCTGTTGGTCTGGCGAGTTGTAGCGACTCGCTGTTGCGAGTGTCATTGTATAAAGATCGTAGGTCTTGCCGTCGATGACGATTGGGTTGGTTGGTTTCATATTTAAGCTAAAAGAATGAGTGCGCTGGTTTCGGTTGGCTTGGGAAATTTGAGTTCAAACGCGCCGT